CATGTCCGGTTCTTTCCCTGCGCTTCCGCAAATCCAACCGTTCCAAGCGCCTAATCTCATGGCGTTGTCTAACGCCATGCAAGAACAGTCGATGAACGCGATGCGCGAACGGCAACTGTTTGGCGCCGAGCAGGAAAAGAACGCCCTGCGGCGGTATTTGGCTGACCCTACTGTTGACCTTACTTCGCCGGACGCAGCGCGCAAACTGTTGGAAATTGCACCGACAACGGGCGCGGCCACCTATCAAGCGTTGTTGCGCGGCTACGCCGATAAACGCGCCGCTGAGGCGTCTGTGCGGGCGGGCACCGCTTCGAGCGCCGCGGCGGCGGCTTCCTCGCGTCAAGCCGAACTGACTAATCTTAACATCCAAAAAGCTAATTTTGACCTCGCGCAAAGAGGTTTAGTAGGCATAGCTAACTTACCAGACGAAGAAAAACCCACCGCTTGGGCTGCTTGGCGTGCGGAAACTGAACGGGCAGTTCCTTGGACGCGCGGGCGCATCCCCCGTGATTATTCACCTGCTGCGTACCGGGACGCGTTGTTGACAGCGCAAGGAGTTGCGGATCGGATTACCGCCGAAGCTAGACCCCCCGCGGACTACACCATTGGCAATACTCGCTTTAGCGGCGCGACTAATCAGCCTATCGCAGCCGTTGAAGCTCGTGACACCGCGCGCGAAGTGAGAATCCGCTCTATTATGGAAACCCAAAACGTCCCGCTGCAAATAGCTGCCGGTATCGTGGACGGCGTTTTAGTTCCTATCCAAGACTCTGTATCCGGCCAAACTAGACTGTTTAACCTAGCTAATAATACATTCCTTGAGTTTACACCCGCCGGCGCGCCTGCACCTGCCGCGCCCGCGCCTATGGCCACCGGGCCTCGCGTGGGCGTAGCCCCGCCTGCGCCCGCGCCTATGGCCACCGGGCCTCGCGTGGGCGTAGCCCCGCCACCAAACGCGATGGTCGCTGAACCCGCCAACGCTATGCTGGCTTTGCCGGGCGCGGCGGCTCAACCAAATATGGTCCAATTACCAACGTATGCGGCGCCAACCACGCGGCCTGAAGCGGACTATCAGAAGCGTGTGCTGGACTTAATGGCGGACCTTGAAAAGCAACGGATCGAGAACTTGCGGGCCCGCACCGCCCGCCGCGAAGACGCCGCCGCCATCGCGGCGGAAAAAGGCGCCGAGGCGGAAGCAATTGCCCGCGGGCAGTCCGTTGTCCGCCGGGCGGACCAACCGATACGGGTGGAAGAAGCCGGGCAGACGGCCGGCGCCGTCGCTGGCGCGCAGGCCAATGTCCGTCGGGCGGAACAGCCAGCGCGGGTGGAAGAAGCCGGGCAAACTGTGAGCGCGCAAGAAACCGCCCGCATACAGGCCCGCGAGGCTGAAGCTAAACGCGCAGAAGCGGAAAAGCTTAACACCGCCATACGTGAATTGGAACGTATTACACGCCCTAACGGTTTGCTTCAACGGTCCACGGGCAGCGGCATTGGCCAACTTGTAGATATTGCGGGTAGATTTTTTGGCGGGTCGTCACGCGGTTCAGAAGCGGCGGCGGCGTTGGCTCCTATCGCGGACGTGGTGCTTAAATTGGTGCCTCGGTTTGAAGGTCCGCAATCTGATAAAGATACCGCAACATATCAAGCCGCGTCAGGGCGTTTGGCGGACCCTTCTGTTCCCAACGCAGAAAGACTTGCCGCCGCGCGGGAAATTATCCGTCTTATGCGCGACCGCCGCGATCAGTTCTCTTACGCTGCTGGGGGCGCGACAGCCCCGACAGCGGCGCCAGCCGCGGCCGCCGCGCCGCCGGTCCCGCAAGGGCTGGATATGACGCCCGACAACTGGTCACGTCTTTGGGGTGTTATGACACCACAGGAGCGCGCGTTATGGCAGAATTAAGTTTAGACCAGCAGCGCGCAATCGCTCTTTCACAGGCGCGGCTTCGGCTACAAGACGTCGAAGCGGCGCCGCCGCCCGCCGCGCCCGGCGAAGGTATGCCGGGGGCGCGCCGCACGTGGTCCGATGTGCCGGCGGATATCCGCCAAAACCTACCTAGCAGCGCGCAACGTTTCTACGGGGGTCTTGTTGAGGCCGTCACCAGCCCCGTTGAGACAGCCAAAAGTTTGGGCCAAGTGGCGTTGGGCGCGTACCGCCGCGCCAACCCCGGCATGGCGCGCATTGCGGACGCGCTGTACAAGCCCGAGTTCGCCACGCAGTCCGACGCCGCGTTTAAGACGGTTGTTGATGAGTACGCGAAAAACTACGGTTCGGTGGAAGGCGTTCGGGATAAAATTGCCGAAGACCCGGTGGGGTTTCTGGCCGATGTGTCTATGGTGTTCGGCGGCGGCGCTGCGGCGGCGCGCGGCGCAGGTATGGCGCGGACAGGGCGGGCGTTGCAGGCCGCGGAGACCGCGACCAACCCGCTGTCTCCGCTTATAGTTCCTATACAGGCCGCTGGTAAGGCCGCCACCACCGCCGCGAACGTCGGGTACGATATGACGGACCCAATGGCGGCGGCGTACCTCCGCGCGGCCGCCGGCCGTGGCCCAGAGATCAGCCAAGCGCTACGCAACCCGGCGGCGGAATTTGTGCCCGGCTCGCGCCCGCTGACATCGCAGTTGGCCGCGACGGCTGGGTCACCTGAGTTCGCCGCGTTTGCGCGGCTGGGTGAAGAACGCTTGGCGGCTGAACTGGCGCAGCGTTTACAAGGCCAGAACGTTGCCCGTCAGTCATATTTGCAGCAAGTCAGCGGCGCGCCGGCCAACCCAGTCACGGGCCGCGGTGGCGCGCTAGAGGCGGCGGAAGAAGCCCGCGGCAGAACAGCCACCGCGGCGTACGGCCGTGCGGAACCTGAAGTGTACCGCTCGGACGCCACTTTTGAGCGCCTTTTTGACCGCCCATCTATGCGCGATGCGTTAGCCTGGGCCGAAGAAGTGGCCAAAGAAAAAGGCCAGCCGTTTACTATCCGGCGCCCCGAACCGCCGGCCGCGCCGACCCCGACAGGAATGTTGGACGCCCAAGGGCGGCCAATAATGTCTACGCCAGCGCCAGCCGCGCCGGTCGAGTATTCTGTTCGCGATTTGGACCGGCTGCAAAAAGCGGTGCGGGATTACGTGCAAGAAAACCCAAAAGGTTTGGGTAAAGAACAACGCAACGCTATTTTGGGCACCCGCCGCGAATTGCTGGATTGGATAGACAATCAATCCGAAGCGTACAAGGCCGCCCGTGAAGGTTTTGCGGCCGCCAGCGAGCCTATCAACCGTATGGCGGTGGGGCGTGAACTGCAAAACGCCTTGGTGAACCCGTTGACGGGTGAAGCGTCGCGCGCAGGCACGTTCGCTACAACCATGACCAACGCGCCGCGCACCATCAAACGCGCGACGGGTGAAAGCCGGTTTTCATACTTGTCAGACGTGCTGCGCCCCGACGACATCAAAGTGGTGCAAGACATCCACAAAGATTTGCAGCGTGCCGAAGCGGCTGAGACGGCGGTGCGGCGCGGGCGCCAGGCCGACATCCCCGACATCAGCAAGACCGCGACCGAGGCGGGCGCGCCGTTGGGGCCGCAAGTGTCTTTGCTGAACCGAGCATATACGCTGGCGCAGAACATCTACCGGCGGTTTGAAGGCCGCGTGAACCGTGAAATGGCGGAGCAGATTGCGCGGGATTTAATGGACCCGCAAGCGACCGCGTTCCAGCTTGACCGCGCGCTGCGCCGCGAAGCCAACCGGGCCAAGACGGTTTCGGGTATCGAAGCGCCGTTCCGCGCGACCGCCAACGCCTTGCGGTCGCCGGCGCTGCGCGCGGCGCCGCAGGCGATGAACGCCATGAACCCTTACGAAGACCCTTTCCGCGCCCCCCTTGAAGATTATTGAGGCCCGCCATGCCCCAAGATTTCGTGAACATCATCATCGGCGTGGCCGGCGCGGCGATGGGCTGGATGCTGAAGGTCGTGTGGGAGTCGATCAAGGAGTTGCAGCAAGCCGCGCAGCGTTTGGAGCGTGAGGTCCACACCCGCTACGTTAGCAAGGACGACTACCGGACGGACATCCAAGAACTGAAGGACATGCTGAAGGCCATCTTCGAGCGGCTGGACCGCAAGGCCGACAAGTGATGCAGTCTGTCCAACGGCACATCCTGCTTGTTGCAATCTACACGCTTGCGTTGGTCATGCTCGCCATGGTGTTCACGCTCCTAATGGGCTTGTTCGATGAGCAGGTGAACAACGACAAGATATTTGATGTGCTTAGCCCCGCCTTCTCAACCATCGTTGGCGCGCTCGTCGGATTGCTGGGCGGCCTTCGTTTGGCGCGGGCTTCGGAGGAGCGTGATTGATGGACGCGATCCTTAACCTTGTCAAAACGGTCGCCCCAAGCCTAGCGTCAGCCGTCGGTGGCCCGCTGGCCGGCATGGCCGTGCGGACCATCTCCGAGGCGCTGCTGGGCAAGCCCGACGGCACCGAGGACGAACTGGCGCAGGCCGCGGCCAAGGCCACGCCAGAGCAGTTGCTGGCGCTGAAGAAGGCCGAGCAGGACTTTGCGGTCAAAATGCGCGAGTTGGACATCGACCTCGAACGCATCGCCAACGCAGACCGCGACAGCGCCCGCAACCGGGAAGTCGCCACGAAAGACTGGACGCCGCGCATCTTGGCCGGCCTGATTACCTCGGGATACTTCGGCGCGCTGTTCTACATGCTCGTCAACGGCCTGCCGCAGCACGGCGGGTCTGAGGCCATGCTGGTGATGCTGGGCACCCTTGGCACCGCCTGGGGCGGCGTTGTAGCGTACTATTTCGGCAGCAGCGCCGGCAGTAAAGCTAAGGACGAAACCATGAGCCGGATGTCTTCCAGATGAGCCACTTCCCCAAAATTCTCGCCATGACCCTACACCACGAGGGCGGCTGGTCTGACCACCCCAAAGACCCCGGCGGGGCCACGATGAAGGGCGTCACCATGCAGACCTATTCGGACTACCTCGGCCGCCCGGCCATGAAGGACGAACTGCGCCGCATCCCCGACGATCATCTGGAAGCCATCTACCGCAAGGGCTACTGGGACAAGGTTAAGGGTGACGATTTGGCGGCCATCTCGCCGGGCCTTGCGGCGTGCGTGTTTGACTTCGCGGTGAACAGCGGTCCCGGCCGCGCTGCCAAGGCCCTCCAGAGCCTGTGTGGGGCGGTCACGGACGGCGGCATTGGGCCTAACACGCTGAAACAGGCGAAGGCGTGGGCGGACATGATGGGGCCGCAGGGCGCGATTGACGCTTACCAGGCGTTCCGCCAGCACTACCTTGAGAGCCTAGACACGTTCGCCCACTTCGGCAAAGGCTGGACGCGGCGCGTGGGCGACATGACGGTGTTCGCCAAAGACAACGCTTGGGTTGACGTAGGAGACTGACCATGGAACGCCGGAACTCTATGCGGGCTGCGATGCTGCCGGGGCGCGACCCCGAGGTGGCCAATTCGTTCCGGCGGTACATTGACGAACTGTTGGCGCCCCGCGATCCAACGCGCCAATACGGGTCTATCCTGCCCGTCAGCAGCGACCCTAACGTGCCCGGCAGCGGGCAGTTTGACCTCCGCGGCGGCTTTACCGGCGACCTCTTGGGTATGGTCGGCGCCGGCGCCCGCGCCATGCGGGGCGAAGCTTACGACCCTATGGACATCACGACGGGCTTGATGGGCGTCGCAACGCCGAGCCTCGCCGCGCGCCCTAGCGCCAGCACTGCGCGCGTATTTGGCGGCGATCTTGCCCAAGGGGTGCAAAATCAATTTCGTACGGCAAGAGAACAATTGCGTGTGAACCGCAGCCCCGAAGAAGTTTACGGAAACACCGGCGTATTCCGCTCTCCCGAAGGCCGCTTGATGTTTGAAATTGACGATTCAGCGGCGCGGCTAAGGTCGGAAAATCTAGCTTCAAGCGCCGCCGATTCATATTACGTCCCTATGTTCCCCAAGACACCTTTAACCGTGGGGGACGTGCTGGAACACCCAGAACTATACGCCCGGTACCCTCAAGTAGCGCAAACGCCACTGCATTCGACGGGCTTTAATTTTAACGTAGGCGGCGCTTTTGACCCCGTCACAAAAAAAATGTATTTATCAGGGGGTAAGCCTGACGAAATGCGGTCTGTGTTGCTGCACGAAATACAACATAACGTGCAGGATATAGAAAAATTCGCGCAAGGCGGGAACCCGCAACAATTTCTGCGGCACGATCATACGAAAGTGCGGCAGCAAAACGATCAAATAATGCAATCCTTACGAGATACTCTCAAAACAGAAGGTATTGATGTTAACCCGTATACGCTCAACAGCGCGTTAACCGCGGAAGCGGCGGGTAAAAAATTAATGAACCACCAGCGTGACGCGCTAGACGCGGTAAAAACGCATCCTCTGTGGAAAGACCTTAAACTGGCAATCGAAAACCATTTTCGGTTGACTACCGCCGAAGCGGAAGCGTTTAAGAAATATGAAGCACTTCACGGCGAGCGCATGGCGCGCACAGTGCAGGGGCGCCGCGACATGACCGCCGCGGAACGCCGCGCCGCCATACCTACGATTGTTGACTGACCAGCCGCGCCATCTCCTGCCGCTCGCGCAGGCTCCGCAGGACGGTGAACCGCTGGTGCATACGGACCAGCAGCGTCAGCCGCTTCGGGCCTGCCAGTTCGTTCTGGATCATCTGTTCCAGTTCGTCTTCCCGCAGACTGCCGAGCC